ACCAGTCATTGGCTGGACGCCACAAATGTCGTAGGCAATCAGGTTTGGCAACGCACGCCGCACCAGTGAGATGAGAATTGGATCATATGAACCAATGTTGCCGCCGCCATAATTATTGGTCGGTGCCGTCTCATTTAGCTGCCGTGATTCCTCTGCCATCGCTTTTTCTTGATTTTCAAGAATAATGGCAGTAATCGCGCGCCGATAGGGGTCTTTGATTTGGCCTAGACCCTCATAATCGAGAACCGGTGACCACTTTTTTTCGAGCTCCTCCGTAAGATACATATTAGTTATCCTTTTTTTGTTGTTCAGAATAGAGTTTTACTCTATATCCTTTGTGTTGTTTTCTATTTTGAGTACCATAAGCGACAGCGCGCAATGCGTACTCAGATAATTCATTTTCTCTTCCAAACTTTCTAATGTTTTTGACTATTTGTATTTCACCATTTGGAAAAGTAATTTCGTATTCTTTGGCATTACAGGACAATTTTTGTTGATGTTCTTTTGTCCTTGGTTTTTTAGTTCCCTTATGCTTTAGACTAAGAAGTTTCTTAGTTTTTTCTGAGTGGTTTGAGCAAAACCCATCACCACCGTCAGTTCTATTCAAAAGAATACCTTCGTTTAAATCCTTTCTACCATACCAACGAATGTAAAACCTTTCTAATGCACATGCTCCAATGTTGGTTAAATTAGATTCCATTATGACTCTAAGAGATAGATTTTTAGGAATCGATACTGATGTATGTTTAGTGTCGATTCTACTTCCCTTTCCTTTACCAATGTAGTAAGGGGTTAAGGAACTTTTTCTTAAATAGGCATATACGTAATAGGATAATTTTTTCTCCATTATGTTACTTGGGCATGCTGCGGCCAAGGGTGCGAACATATGCAGCCATTGGGCCTTGTAGATTTTCCGTTAAGACTTTGCTCGGGTCTGCTGATTCAACGCTGTCGAGCGCATTCGTAGCATTCACGGAAACTTGGAAATAGGATTCCTTCAATGTAGCGAGTTTCTTTTCAAATTCTTCAGCAGATTTGAATTCGACGCTTTCAGCAAGGGTTTTGAGCTTTTCGGCCTGGGTGTCGGTCAAGCCTACACAGGCATCGACAAACACTTCAAAACGCTTGGATTCATTGACTACCTTGGTTAACTCGACGTTCTTTTCAATTTCCTCATTGAGTTTGGCTTCGATTTTTTCTTTTTCATTTGCCAATTCCTCAACGACATTCACCCTTTCCTCTGGCATTTCAATGCTGTGCTCAAGGCAAAGATTGCGGAAACCAGCGATGAAGTCTTCGGTAATCTCGGTGCGCAAGGCACTTTCAATGGCGACTTCATTATCGGAAATCCATTGTTCGATAATGTAATTGAGATAATTGTCTACCTGCTCAACCAAAGCACTTGTGACATTTTCAATTTCTTCTTCAAGCGATTTGGTATAGGCTTCCTCGATAATGGTCAGTTCCTGCTTGACGCGTGCGCCAACGGCCGATTCGAAGATGGTCTGGGCCTTCATTCGGAAATCTTCAGATAGTGTCTCTTCGCCTTCCAATAGAGCATCAACATGCTCTTTCATGGTAGCTGCGCGATCTTCTTCGACTTGTTGGACTATTGGTTGTTCCTCGACATATTCAAAGTTTTCGTCGATGGCCTGGGAAATTTGCTCTTCATTCATACCTTTTTCGATGCATTCGGCAACAAACGCCTCTAACTCTTCCGAGATTTCGACATTCTCATCGCATTTCTTGTCGTCATCATCTTTATCATCATCTTCATCATCATCATCATCGTCGTCGTCATCATCATCTTCTTTCTTTTTATCTTTCTCTTCCTTAAGTTTCTTAATGGGCTCGGAACCAACAGGGGACGAAGACGACTTGGATTTGTCTTTACCCATTTTTGCCGCAGCCTTGGCTGATGGTGGCACATCGCCCTGCTTCACCAATGCTGGACCAAGGTCTTGTACCTCGCTGGTATCTGGAGGGTTAGAGCCTGGATTGGCAAATGGGCCTTCCTTAGCGCCTGCATTGGGGCGCAATGACGATTTATTGACGGTCGTGCTCTTGGCGTCGCGATCTGGATCATTGTCTGACGAACTGACCGAAGGCACCACGCCTTCTTTCATCAGGATGCCAGTTGCTAGTTCAGTTAAAGATTTGCCCATAGTTGATTGCTCCTAATTGATTTTCTATTTATAATATTACAGTTTTCTGATGTAACTCTCGAATAATGTTAGTGCTTTGGCTTCTATTTCTCGTCTAGAAAGCGTTTTTAGTTGCTGTCTAGTCTCTTCGAGAAATTGCTTATGCCAATTACCGGCGGTATCCATCCACCAGTCATAGTTTTCCATGATGCCGTGAACAAACGCATCAGGTGCACTAGGGTCTGCAACGATGTCAGCCGCTGTGGCCAGTTTGAAATCGTCTTGAACCAATTGATAGCCATTGTGGGGTTTCAGAGACCCTACGCCTCTAGTCGAAACGCCCAAATTAGCTCCACTATCGAGTAACCCTTTAACTGTATTACCCATTGGAGTATCAACAATTTTTGCTTTACCGATAAAGTTATTCCCATCTGGATGCAGTTTAGTGATCATATGGGAAACACGGTCGAGATTGATTGACGGGGTGTCAGGATGGCCTAATTCGCCAAATGCACGATTTTTGGCGACATATTCCCTGTTATACCTTCCGATTTCTTTATTCAGAATGTCATAAGGATAGACCCTGCCATTCTTGTTTTGTTTCTCGGCTTGACAGAAAATTCCTTCTACGAAATAGTTCTTCTTGCCGTCTTTTTCTTCGATTAGGTATTTGACATCTGTTACTTCTTCTCTTATTAACTTCACGACGTATTCCCCCTGTCAAACCTTTTTAGTGTTTTTTGAATGATCGCTTGATCATTATCCAAAAATTCAACACTTTCCTTAGCCATGATCATCTTCTTCTTCTCACGTATCTTGCATTCGGCAATCATTTCGATACGCTCATTGAATAGACGCTCGGCTTCGGTATAGTTCTTTTCGATAATGTATGTAACTATATTCAATGCCATTATCTCCTGTTATCTATTGAAGGCGGTTGGATCGTCGAACTGACCGGCAGCAAAGTCACGATTGTCTTTTCTCAGATCAATGAAAATCGTAGCCGCCTCATCTGCTGCTAAACCGGCAGTAGTAATAAGTATGTCTCCATTTGAAGTACCTTGTGGATTACCTATTGTTGCACCAGCGCCCATGGCTACAAAATTATAGTCGAATATCCCATGTCCCATCGTGACAATGTCTGCATTATTGCTAGGTCCATCCCACAGGAGTTTGACATAACCAGCAGCCGATTGCACTGATCCAAAAATTCGTTTAATTGTAGTGGAATAGGTTGTTTTGATATGAAGATTTGAGAGAGTATTCATTAGCATATTATTGGCATTCAATGAACCGCGCAGCATGGAAACATCCACAAGCAGAGTATTGGCTTCCTCACTGCCATCTGAAGTGATCACATATTTGAGCAGCGCTCGATTGTGGCCGTCGACAAGTTTTTGCTCTTTTATGAGATTTGCCATTTCATCGCCTTATACAAAAGTTTATTAGCTTACGATAGGAAGTAACGTTTTCATTGAGCATGCTCACCATTTCTTTCCTATTTTCGTTGTTCAGAGAACTGTGTAATTCCCAGAGTTTTCTAGCAATTCTATTATTTATGGAAATTTCTTTTTCACCTTCAAAGATTAGGCTTGACATATCAATGTCATGCTCGATCATCGCTCTGATGATGCCGAGATTGGCGTCTTCCTCAAAATATTTCTTCATAATTTGCTTCGCTGGTACAGCTTTTGCGCTCACTGGTGCTGCTGGCTTTGGTGGTGGTTTGGGAACGGCCTTCGCGTTGGGAGAAAGTCGCTTCATTTCCCATTTTCTTCTTTGTATTGTAGCTGACAGGGGTTCTTCCTTATTGGGGGAAGGTTCTTGAATTTTTAGCTTTTGTCGGGCCGCCGCTCCTTCAGAGTCTTTGTCTCTTAGGTGAGCCCAATTCTTTTCAGCCCTAGATTGTCTAAAAGCAGATATTGCTTCTGCTCCAGTTGAAGCCAGTCCCATAGCAGCAAATCCAGTAAATCTACCCAATGCGTTTTCTTTTTCTGCGTCAGTGGCATTAGGACTAGAAAAAGCACTCCCAAAACGGCCCCCTAGTTTATCATCTACCGCCTTCATCCCACGGCCTATCGCACTGAATTCTTGACCTTTTTTCGCTATTTTCTTGGTCATTTCGTCATCTACAGCACTTGCGCGATCACGTAATCTATTGAGTTTATCGATAATTGATTCTTTTCCTGCTTCTACTTCTGCCGCTTGTTGAGTTTCACTGCCGCTATTTTCGGCTGGGTTAATAGGTGGCTTTGAAGGGGTTGATTGTGTTTTAGACTGCACATCAGCAGTGAAGCTTTTACTAATATTATCAATATCATTTAACGCTTTAGTCTTTGTGTCGCCCATATCTGTGCGAGACTTATCAGTATTATCGGCGGGTGTGCGTGGGCTGGCTTTTCTAATGAGCGGCCTTCTCGTTAGATTAGTGCTGGCTAATGCACCTTGTTCCCGCAACGAATAAAGAGTGCTGCAGAAATTTTCTTTGACTGTATTGGCTTCTGGTGGATCATTATCACCACGATACTGAATAATTGTCTGTTTGCGTTGGGTATCTAAGGCGTTATACATCTGTGTGCCAAGACCGCCAGCATCTTGGCGCGCATCATCGGTATTGTCGGCTGGCGTTCTTGGGTCAGGTTTGGTAATGCCAAGGCGTCGACCCAGGTTCTTTACGCCTTTTTTTATGCTATTGACGGCTGAACTTGCAACAGAACGGGCAGCAGAACTGACGGCATTGGCAAGCATGCCTTCTTGCCGTAACGCAACTAAGTTATCGTTGAAATTTTCTCTGATGTTCACTTTTGCGGGTAGTTCTTCTTCCTTGAAGAATTGACCAGTCATGGAATTGAAGGGAAGCGACAAGTACTGATCAATGCTTTGCGCATAATATAAGCCGACCAATTGATTATTCGGGAAAGTTCGAATGGTTTTTCTTTGAAATATGATAACCATGGGCATGTCTTTGAAGGTTAGCCCAACATTCGATCCAGTGATAGCCTTGTCCCACGGATTAGACTCGTCAAGCTGCGATACCGCCTCGATGTGTTGATTGCATTCTTCGACGATTTGCTTGACGGTTTTCATTACTCTGTCTTGATATATGCGCTGGCGATATCGGCTTTCTTTTCCTCAAGTCTCTGAACGGCTTTTTGCGATAATGCTGCGTTGAAATTCTCGCGCATCCTATCAAGCTTCTTCTCATAGATGTTTTTGATGGCTTCCTTAATTTGATCCATTGTTTACTCCCTTATTTTTTCTATTTATACGAACAATCAATATATTGAATTTCAAGGCTGAGATTGTCGGTCGCAGCATCGCTACCGACCAGCTTTTGCGGACCATTCATGACAGTCATTTTTGCGCCGCGTGGCAGCATGAATTCTCCCTCATCGGTATTGGAGAAATTCGACGTATACAGCCCCTTGGCATTTTTCTTGACATGCACTTGTAGCAGCGCCACGGTGGGTCTACCAGTTCTGCTGGTTGTCATTTTGTCTGGTTCTATCGATCTGAGTACTGATTGAAGACTGACTGAAGAAGTCATATACCCTCTGTGTGTAAATGATTTGCCTGGGGCAAAACTAAACATGTCTTGGTTCTGACCAAGCTTTGAATAGATCATGAATTCGCCGGGTGCACGCGACTTCTTTATTGCTGAATCCAGCGATGCAATAACGTCGGCGGTACGATCATCATTAGACAGAGTTTCTAGCTTGTTGGCGGGAACATTCGACGGAATACTGGATAGGCGCTTGTTGATGTCGGCATAGCCGTCATTGGTGAAGTGTGATATGGCGTCAATTTCCCGGTTGTCGTATTTGTCGGCCGAATAATGTTGAGCTAATGCAGTCGTCAATTCATCCATATCTGGTTGCATTATGTTAGCATAGTTGCCAATGTCGTCGCTATTTTCTTGCTTGAAGGTATTCGTTTTTACCGCACGATTAAATGGCACCAGTTTATCATTTTGCACGACATGGCTGATCTGGTTCGTCTTTGGGTCTTCATATCGACCGAAGCCGACATAATTGAGATTGAGTTTCTTCGCAGCCTTGACGGCATTTGAATTCTCGTCTTCAGCTTTTGCTGCATTTAGGTCTTCATTTATTCTTTTTATTATCATCTTCAAATTCCAGTTGATTGTCCTGAATTTCAAATTTAGATGGCATCTTTTCCATTGGCGTTCCGTCAGGGTTCAATGGAACGCCATCGGGACCAACCATTGGCTGCTGCCCTGGCTGTTGCTGCATTCCTGGCTGTCCAGGCATTCCTGGCATCCCAGGCATGCCACCCATTGCGGCCATTGCATCCTGTTGCTGCTGCTGTTCTGCCGCCATCTGTTCGGTCATTTCTTCAATTTCGTCTTCATTCAAATGTAGAACGTTTTTGTTGACCCATTCCATTGAGTAATAGCGACCAACATAAGGGTCGATTAGTTGCAGAACGCCGATACGATTGGTCATCAATTCGGCTTCTTTTAACTCAGTGAAATTATTATCTTTTTTGTAATCGTACCAGATATCTTCCTTGAATTCGCTCCATTCTTCCTCGCTGCACACTTTTTTCATGACTAACTGGACGCGTAACAAGTCGTCAAACAGCACTGCGAATTGATTTCTCAGCCTAACGATGAATTTCATGAACTTAAGTTCATCACGAGTAATTTCGGTGGTACGACCAAGGGAAAAGCCTTGGTTCTGCTCCAGGCGCGACAGTGGCACGCCCAGCGATTTATACAGCTTACGTTCGAAATATTTCACATCTTCAAGTTCACCCAGGTTCTGGCCGCCGGGCAGTGTGGTGATTTCGGTGCCTTTGCTGCCTTCGCGCCGTGGCAGCCAAAAGTCTTCCAGCATGCTGAGATGTTTGCGGTCGTCTTTGATTTCACCTGTGGTGCTATCATAGACCAGCTTATTGCGGTATTTGACCATAATGTCGCGCAAGTATTCGTCAGCCTTAACCGTTGGCATATTGCCCACATCAACGTAAAAAATTCGACGTTCTGGCGCACGTGACAGTCGATAGATAACAGTCGCATCTTCGACCATGCGCAAGTTGTTCAGTGGCTTGATGGCTTTGTGCAAGTATGAAAGCACCATTGAGCGCTTTGCGTCCATCAGTCCAGAATTGACATTAACAATGGAATCGGTGGCAATCTTGGCTCCAAGGTTAGTATGTACACCAATCATTCCACGTTCATTGTACAGATAGTATTCATTCTGGCTTTTGATCAATTCAATGCCGGTTGTTGGGTCTTTGATTTTCTGTATCTCACGAATTTTTCTGATGCGCCTGGGATCGATGTAGCGTAATTCTTTGATGCCCTCGGCTATGGCAGTTTCATCGATGACCAAGTGGTAAAACAGGCGACCGTCAATATACCAACGTTTGAATATATTATAGCCCATATTACCAAAGTTCAGCAGCTTCAAGATGTAGTCAAATTCGTCGCGAATTTTCTTCTTGATTGATTCTGGCTGCTTCAGATCGTCCATATTTAATTCAATGGAATGACCAGCATCATCCATGACAATCGTTTCGTTAACAATTTCATCAATGCCTTGCTCACATTCTGGCTGCAGGCTCATTTCTCGATAACGTGTGATTAGCTCGATTTCGTTGCGAACAACTCCATCCAAGTCAACATAGGTGCCATAATAAGCACCAGATTGAATAACAACTGCACCGTCATCGTTTTGAGGAAGCGTAAATGTTTTCTGGTCTGGAACGACCGCATTTACACCTTTTAGTTCTTCGTCTTTACCTTTTCGAGTTATTTGAAACCCAAAGAGCGTAATTGCCATTAAACATGCGCCTCATTCATTGAAGGAGCTAGAGAAATTTCCCTAGCTCTATTATATAGTTATGCTATAGGTGGAAGATGAGGCGAGAAGGGTACGTTCTGCCCAATGGTATCTGTGGTCGGTCCATTTACACCAGTGTCGAATTCCCACCACTGATATGCAAGGGTTACTGCGAATTCTTCAATGGTGTTGTTTGTGCTCCAATCAACGTCAATGGCGCTCAAATCAATGGGGAACATACCGATAAATTTATATGCCTTGATCGCGTCGCCAGTCTTGCCAAACTGGGTAACATAACCATCTTGCTGATAACCATCATCACCACTCAACATGCTTGGGTCGCGAAGATTCCCGACATGGGAATTCAGGCCGCTCATCCATTTCTCGAATGCATCACGAACGACAAAATCTTCGTCGTTGATAATCGTAATGGTCCATTCTGGGAATGTGCGATTGCCAGAAAATCTCACCTGACGGCCAAAATAGAACTGTTGAATCTGATCAACGGTCGAGCCCGGTAGCTGCGCCGCACGAGCCATAAAAGTCAGTTTCTGCTGTGCGCCGGAAACATTGGCAATGGCAGGAAACGTCATTTCGATGTTAAAAAGATTCGGCCGGGCACCGTCGTATACCATTTGTGAACGAAATTCTTGAACGCGAAAAGCCATGTTAGTTTACTCCCTGTGTGTTGTTATTTATATTGAATATTAGCCCCACTTGCCGACAACTTCTTCAAAAGCCACCCCCGTGCGGACGGCTATAAAATTTAACAAAATGAAGTTTATCGATCTAGCTGGTTTGATATAGATATCACCTATAAACTCATTCCTGTCAATGACTTCGGGAGTATTGTTAGTCGAGTCGCAAACAACCTTGAAATCGTAAATACCGCGCCGACCCTGTACATCACGCAGGAATGGCTCAACCATGGCAACAAATTGTGCGCGAGTAAACTCATCGTTGAATTCGAACAATGAATACTTGGCTGCTCTTGAAATCGCCTTTTCAAGTACAATGAACAAGCGTCTGACGTTGATACGATCAAACGCCGATGGCTTGGCCAGCATCGTTTTATCGCCGTATAGAATGACACCCTCGCCAGGGAAATTGTGCACTGGATTGATGCCATTCTTGTACAGATCATCGCGATTGGCCTTGGACGCATGCCACGCCAACTTGACCACGTTTTTGATCTGGCCACGATTGAAACCGGCCGGTGAATACCAGGGGTCGCGATCATAGTCAGTGCGAACACACAGACCAGCAATGTCGCCATTTAGCGGCAACCACCTGTACATATTGTTATATTTGTCGAATTGTAGTTTCCAGTTGCCATCCATGAAGGCATATGACGTGCTATTGAATTCATTGCGATAGGCAATGCAATCTTCGGCTTCATAACCGGCGTTGTTTACAACATCTGAAAACTGTGGTGATACGAATACCACACAATCTCTTCGAGAATTGCCAATGTTTTCTACAACATATTCAGCGACATTTTGAGTATGTGAGCCTACCATGACCAATGAGATATCAACTTCTTCTGAATTGCCAAATTTATCGTAGCCTATGCATAAGTCGCCAGCATTTGGATAGCCGTCTATGCCACCAGTTAATGACGATTCATAGATGTCGTAGGTTTGTTGGAAACTGGTGTTAGATGCTGGGGTGCCCCAGGTTGTTGTTTCAGCAACATCAGTAGTAGCATTTTGTGCATGGTTCAGCGCATAGATATAGCGCGACCGATCATTTAGGACGTTGACATAGTAGTTGGACGATCCATCATCAGTGATCGCGTCAATGGCTTTTGAGACGTAATGGAATTTTTCCAGCACTGTATTGGCTGCGCCGGTAAATTTACCTAGTTTATCGACAACGATAATGTGCATTTCGTCGTTTGCGCCCGCCAGATTGGCGACATAGGCTGACGTGCCAGGGACATTATTAAATTCTTCATAGTATGGACGAACTTCATTTACGCCCCATGTTTCATAGACCGTATTTGATAAACTCGAACCAGCGAACATCGACACCTTGAGCGAATTGCCAAGAGCGCCAGCATATCGAGCAGCAAACATACCGAAGCCGTTTGAGGCTGCGGGCAGGCCCATATAGTTGATTTCGTAGAAGTCGCGGTTCTTAATGAGCAGCCCAGGACCGAAAGTATTGGATGTCGCATTTTTAGCGCCGAGAGTAGTCGTATTAGCGACACGAACAGCTTTCAAATTCTGCGCATAGGACAAGAAGTTGGCACATGTGAAAAATGATTTAAATGTATTCGCATCAGGTTTACCATAAGTTCTGGCCAATTCGACTTCATTACTGAAGGTCATGATGGTGTCAAGTGGTCCCCAAACGAACTCTCCAGCATATGCACCTTCTGTGGTGCCTACACTTGGAATGATAGTTGTCAGATCAATTTCGGTAACGTAGACGCCCGGTGAGAGATAAAACGCCATTTTTATTTGCTCCCCTTTTTAGAAGGATGTTTTTGTTCTTGACTATTTAGAATTTTGGCGTTTTTAGAGTTTGTGTCTATTCGCGAGTATATCCCATTCTAAATTATCGAAAGTATTGATGCCTTCCCGCTGCACCAACCACTTTTCTTTAGCGTCTTGCATCTGTTCTTCTATTGGATTATCGAGGCCATTATCGATAATGCCAAAAGGTACGATGTCGGCATTCATTATTTTCAATTGTTCTTCCTGCAAGGCTTCTCGAATATTATTACTGATGCTTGCCTTGAAGAATTTTTGTCCTGTTAGCCAGCCGAAATTGACCAGCGTCATTGCAAGGTCATCGTTGTTGCCTTCTTCAGCCTTGAAAGTTTGCTGGCTTGCCGAGAAAGTCGTCAGTTCCATGATTGTTTCGGCGTCGTTGATCAATAGCTTGTCAGATTCAATCAACGCTTTCAAGTTGGTGCATCCAATCATCTTGGTCTGTTTGGTCTGTTTCAGACCAAAGCCGATTTTAGTGCGCTTGAACCCAGGCGAATGCTGCTGTCCTTGTTTGCCCTTTGTTTCGACCTTGATCAAGTTTTCATAGGCCAGTTCATAGTGTAGAATATCAGCTACCTGAAGACCTATGCTATTGATTTCAACCAAGATAAAGGCATCATTGTACATTCTTGCCGCCGTCAGTACAAGCGTCGGCAACAGCAATGGCTGGATTTTGTTGCTGCGATATTTCGCCACTTGTCGATATGGTATGCAGGTTACA